CCCCCCGCAGGTGCTGTAGCTCGAAGAGCGGTTTCTTGCGTTTTCCTTCGCCGTGGATGCTTATGTGTTCCACAAACTGGCCGCTTCCTCCGGTAGCAACTGGGCTGCTAAACCAGAGAGGTTGACATCATGGACTTTCCTCCATGGTTCTGGAGGGTGATCAACCATATACTTCCTATCATTCATTCGGAAGTAGCAGTCATAATAGTTCAGTGTGTCGGGGTGAACTAACAACCAATTGGGTATAGCGACCAGAGAGTTCTGACTGTCAAACCACTCTTCATACTTCAATTGTGTTGACTCTGAAATACCAAAAACATCAGACATCAATTTTCTCGTACTCTGGGCTACTTCTGCATGCAGCTCAGGACGTCCAGCCTTAAACATTTGTTCATACCTACTTCGTTCATAGGTATCCAATTTGGTCTTCAAAATATATCTCGCATCATAGGAACGGGTATTTCTCAAAATACATCGGGACATAGCTGAGATGATTGGACAAGCTGGATACTGATACCCATAAGACCATGCTTTCGCTCGTAATAAACACAGGAGCTTAGACTTATTGGCACTGGCATATTTGCCATCAATCCATCCTACTTGCGCTAGGACCTTCTTGGGATCAGTTATGATTGTGTGTGTATCGGTATCAAAGATTTGGCCACAAAACGACGCTTTATTCAATTCTTTATGTTCTTCAATCTTGATCATCAAGCCTAATTCTTCAAAGTCTTTTGCTGTAGGAGCCTTCCCATTCGTTCCAAAGAGTCCATCATCACCTTCGACAATGCCGTCGGTTTTGATTCCCAATTCAGAGCAAATGAAAAGCATAAACATTAGATTCGAAAAACCATTGCCCAATGAAGTGCACATTTCTCCTGACATACGTGTTGCCTTAACGATCATATCAAAGAATTTACTCTTACAATGATTATTATTGATAAGAAACCTACGTAGGACTGACATAAATTCTGGTCCCCGAGGATGGAACTTGGTACAGTGTTCATACAACTGCATTTCGGCTGCAAGCATCAATTCTTTAGTGAACAAAGCCTCAAAAGATGTGAAGTCGGTTGAGATATATGTTTTCCAACCTGCTAATCGTTCTTCAACAAATTTGGCTCTTTCTGGTGCTGGGACGTGCTTGATGAAGTATTTACTTTCAAAAAGGATGTGTTCTATGGCCTTGAAGACAGGACCAACTTCAATCTTAAATCTGTCAGTGCGAGAGTTTATAGCACGACCGTGTTTATACTCAGGATAGGTCTCGTGCTTCATAAACATCTTCACATCGGCATCTTTTGGGATCAATTCGGCTCTCTCTTCCCACATCTTAGTAAATTGCTTCTTCTCAAAATCAGTGTAGTTCGTGGTCTTTATCCAAGTTTCAAATGATAGATCTTCGTCTGGGGAAATGGGCTTAATATTCTTCTTCAACCAAGTTTTGACGAATTTTCTGAACCGCTTAAGTGTCGCTTGTTTTGGTGTAGGAGGTCTTGTGGTAAACCTCGCAAATGTTCCGAACAGTAGTGTCGTCGGATCTGTAGTGTCAGGAGATGGTAAGCATGATCCATACAAGTTGAACCCAGGTGAGACCCACATTGGCGGTCTCCTATTAAGGTCAGGCTGTAAACGGAAACGATTTATTTTTGTGCCCTCCTTAATATCCTTGATCTTCTTACTAATATAAACCTCACCTACCCTGTAGCCAAACAGCATGGCTACCTTCTCCCCACCAACAGAAAATTCGTCCTATCCAGGACCGTGTCATTGACTCGACCAATGGCCTCGAGCCTTGCAACTTCAACTGATTTCTGAAACTCGAAGTCGCTGTATCTACCCATCAAATGATTCACCATGGTAGCATAACGGTTTGCTCGATCAGAAACCATTTGAACATCATGAAGACAGTCACCTGGTAACACTTTTGACTGCTTCAATTCATCAACCAATCTTCCCGAATACCTCACATTTTCGACTGCTGTCACTCTCCACCTAATAATACCAAATATTGCAAGAAAGTTATCAAACTCTTGCCAACCTGTATAATGAAGCTTCTCACGCATGATCTGAGATTCGCACATCTCTGGGTCATCACGCTGCGATCCCACGCGATTCGGATTCAATCTAATATCCTCGAATTCCAAAACGCCATCCTCCGCTTCCACCATCTTCCCGCGGTATTTCTCTCTCGTTCTTTTGGTCAGTGAATAGCGAATACGTTCCTTGCTATCAAAGAAACCGCGGAAAACATAGTAAGAAGCAGTGATGAACATCGACACAAGAATATAGTCTGAGCTAACATAGGCTTCATTCAGGTTAGTCTTCAGATTCTCTCCAATTTTGGACATCTCACCGTTTAAAACCAAAGGGTCCATAAGAAACGCGGCAAGAAGATAAAGAAGAAAATGAATGATAGCCTGACCAAAGTACAGGGCCAGGTATCCCAATAATGTTTTTGTGGCTAATTCAACATACTGCTGGAAGACTAATTTAGGCATATAAGTGGTGTTCAATTCAGTGCGATCAGGAATATGGGAACCCAAAACATAAAAGTATCTTCTATTGGCATTACACTCTTTTCTTGGCAAGAGAAACATACGAAGTCTCTTATATTTCTCAACAATATAGGAATCTGGTTGCACAATCCAGTCCTTAGGTTTCCTAGTGTATTTTAAAGATTGCTTATTTGTGTTTCGGATCTGGTTCAATAGGGCTGGGTTCGGGGCAACAATAGTACGGTAATCACATCCATGCTTCATAAGAATTGGGATTGTTTGTTTTAAGACGGGGACATTCAAGTGATAAATGTCATTTGGAACATCTCTTTTGTACAGTGAGAGTGGGGAGGTGATTTCTTGTAAGAACGGCGGGAAACTAAATCCTTCACCCCAACTCATCGCCAAAAGAGTATCAGACATCTTAATTCTCAAATTTTTCCTTGGGTTGCATCGACATTTAGAAAGCATAATACCTTGAGAGCATGTACAGTTCGAGTCAATCTTGACAATTTTCGCTTTTGAAACTACTTGAGGAACAGAGACTTCAATTGCTTCAGTCGTTGCTATTACGGGTGCTTGGCTGGTTGCCTGAATGCCCAGATCGTGCTGGGAGACATTGCCAGTAGTTCCAATTCCACCATCGTAACCAGCTCTAACATCATCAACTGAAAATCCCATGCCAAGCGCTGCTTCCGCTACTTGACCTAGTGTCCGATTGTTACCTTCGACACCATGGAGTTTCAACACACCGACCATATTTTCTACAGTCTGCACTTTATCACGCGCTGCCTCTTCAGCGCGGGGCGTGGTATAGGTGCGCCCAGACCTTTTACTCTTACTCTGTTTTGATTTGGCCATAATGATTCATGTCCGAGTTTGAGATCGGTAGTTCGGACAGGGAGATAAACTCCCTGTTCGCTAAACGGTGATTCTAAGTTTCATGCGCGGTAGGGGAATTCAGATCCCTCACTTATCCTTGTGTCAGCCCATTCCATTCTCTTCTTTCCACCATCAGGTTCTTCGAATACACATCAACAGTACAACTGCCTAGAGTATCCTCCCCTTATTTGGTTTCAATCAGTGGAAATAGCCCACTAGCGCACTAACTGGTTTATTAACCTCAAGACAGCCGTTTTGTAACCCAATATCCTTGGATATGGGCTCAGAAGCACAAGCACCCACCACGGCGCCAGAGAATGATTAAAGAAGTCCTTTGACAACCATCATTCCTTTC